ATCTCAAAGAGGTTTCAGTAGTTCCCTTCCCAGCCTTTGAAGGCGCAAAAATAACCGAAGTCCGTAGCGAGTCCGAGACCGAAGAGGTCGAAGAGGTAGCAGAGACTCCTAATGAAACAGAAAGTGAAACAATGGAAAACATTGAACTTGACGTTCGCACCGTGCAGGACGAGGTTGCAGAATTGCGCCGAGTTATCGAAGCAGGTCAGTCCGTCGAAACAGCAACACCAGCAACACACAAGTTCCGCTCACAAGGCGAGTTTGCTAAGGCTCTAGTAAACGGAGACGAAGACGCAAAGGCTCTAGCCCGCGCAGCTTCAACTTCCGCAGACACCGTTGCCCTACCAGGCTTCTTGGGCTACATCGACAACCTAATCGACACCAACCGCCCAACTCTATCGGCCTTCTCCCGCGCTGCACTTCCAGCTGCAGGTCTAACCGTTGAGTATGCACAGGTATCCGCTAACACTCTTGCAGTTGGAGTTCAGTCTCCAGAGAACGAAGAGCTATCCTTCGGAAACCTAAGCATTGATTCAGTATCAGCTAACGTAGTAACTTACGGTGGCTACACTTCAATGTCCAAGCAGACTATCCAGCGTTCATCCGTAAACTACCTAGACACCGCTCTTCGCGCTCTATCAATTGCTTACGCGAACACAACCAACAAGGCAGTAGTAGACCTAGTGGAAGCACAGGACTACACAGGCAAGCGTTGGGACGTTTCAGCTGGAACTTCCGAGGCTCTTATCGGTGGTCTAGCAGATGCATCTTCTTACATCTTCAAGGAGACCGGACTACGTCCAGAAGCTATCATGTGTGGAACCGGAGCTTACAAGTTCCTTCTACAGGTAGCTGGCGAAGACGGCCGTCCAGTAGTGCTAGTAAACGGCGCTGGAGTAAACAACATCGGATCAGCTAACATCCCAGGTCTATCTGGTCAGCTATTCGGTCTTCCAGTTATCGTAGACCCACAGATTGCAACTAACCGTTGCTTCGTGGCTAACAGCGCAGCCATCCAGACTCTAGAGTCCGCTGGCGCTCCTGTAAGACTATCTGCAGATGACATCACAACCTTGACCGACTCAATCAGCGTTTACGGCTACATGGCAATTACCCTGCCATTCGCAGATGCTCTAGTCGTTCTAGACGTCGTATAGTAGGTCTATAAATGGCACACGGCGGTGAACCAAGTCTCGAAGACTTCAAAGCGTATGTTGGAACCGATGAGGATTCTGACTTCGTAGAAGAATGTCTAGAAGCTGGTAAGCAATTAGTTAACAGTTACATTGGGGAAGTGGAAACAGTTCCGCACGATGTTCACGTTCAGGCTATTCTTATCGCTTCATCAGAGTTGTTTCACCGCCGTTCCGCTCCTAACGGAGTTGCTCAATTCGCTAGCTTCGATGGTGCTCCAATCCGGGTTGCCAAGGATCCAATGAACGCGGTTTACCCGTTGCTTCAAAGATTCGTAGGCTATGCAGTATGAGCGAGATCAACGCCACTAAGGTCGAGTTCAAACTTGAATTAGCGGACGCAGGGTTGAATGTTCTGGAATACATCCCGGAGCGAATAACCCCTCCAATCGTCATTATGAACTCCGCGCAGCCTTACTTGCAGACCGCACAGTTTGGTGAATGGAGTCTAGGACTTGAACTAGTTTTGGTAGCAGCTACCGCGACTAACAAGAAGGCAACGGAGAATCTAGACCAGCTTATCGAGGATGTTCTGAATGCTATCGAACCGTTGAAATACGTTCGGATAACTTCGGTCAATCAGCCTTACAATCTACAAACAAATAACGCCGAGTATCTAGCAGCGAACTTATTCGTTCAGCTAGACATCACACTTTAGAAAGGTAGCCACCATGGCCGCTTCAACAAGAATCAAAGCACAAAACATTGTATTTCAAATCGGAGGAACCGACTACGCATGCGACGCGAACATGGTTGATCTATCTCTAGGTGACGCACCTGGCGATGTTCAGACCTTTTGTGAAGTTCGCGTAGGTGGAGAATGGGCATTACAGCTAGACGGAATTACTTCCGGAGACGCTACAAGCCTATACCGCATTCTTTGGGACAACTTTGGAACCGAGGTCGGATTTAGAATTAAGCCTAACGGTAACGCAGTAGCTACATCCAACGAGCCTCACTACGAGGGAGTTGCAATCTTTAACGAGCTTCCTCCTCTAGCTCTTACAAGCAACGAAGTAGCAACCTTTAGCGTGACTCTAAGAGTAGTAAACACTCCTCACGATCCAGCTGCAAGCCAATACTTCGGAGTAGAGATCGTAACAGCCTAACCATGGCTGAATCTGGAATTAAGGTCGTTGGTCTTAATGAGGCCATACGAGCTCTCCGGGCTATTGGGGTTCCATCCGCTGAAATCGGAGCGGCATCTCAACAAGCAGGTGAGCTAGTAGCCAACACGGCACGATCCTTAGTTCCGGTAAGAACCGGAGCACTTCGAGCAACTATCAAGGCTAAGAAAATAGCTAGAAAAGTAGTAGTGAGCGCGGGTAACAACACAAAGGTTCCCTACGCTAACCCGATTCACTTCGGCTGGAATTACGACAAGGTCAATCTCCAGGCAAAGAACATCAGACCTAGACCATTCTTTAGCAACGCTTTAAGTAGGACTAGAACACAGGTCTACACTTTGTTCTTTGATAACATGGAAAAGCTATTCCAGAAGTATTCAAACAAAAAACCATAAGGAGAACACAGAATGAGCAAGTTTGATTTTGAGAGTCTAACTCTTGAAGAAGTAGAACTGATTGAAAACTTAACAAACAGCAGCATCGACGAAGCGTTCGGAGACGGCAAGCCTAAAGGCAAAGCCTTATCAGCCTTTGTTTGGGTAGTTCAGAAAAGAACCAACCCTAACTACAAAATGGAAGATGCTAAGAAGCTAAGTCTCAAAGAAGCCCTAAGCATGATCCAGGGTGACGAAACAAAAAAAGAATAAGAGAGCTATCTGCCAAACGAATGGCGGAGTTCTGCCGGGCGATGAACATGCAACCGTCGGAATACAAAGCTCTCACATTGAGCGAGTATCAAGCGTTCATAAAAGACTTTAGTAAAAGAGGGTAAGTAAATGGCTGGAACACTAGCTCTAAACGTCGAGATTCTTGGGCAGTTTAGCAAACTAACCGCTGCAACCAAAGGTGCAACTGGTCAGCTTACTGGTCTAAGCAAGACCGCTCAATCTATCTCCAGCACAATGAATAAAGCCTTCGGGGTTATCGGTATTGGATTCTCTCTTGGATTCTTGAAGCGTGAACTAACCGAAGCAAGCAAGGCTGCCATCGAGGACGCTAAGTCCATGGAGATTCTGTCTATTGCCATGCAGAACACAGGCAAAGCCACAGCCTTCACCGTCAAAGAAGCAGAAGATTCTATCCGGGCGATGTCCCTGGAAGCAGCCGTAGCGGATGACGTTCTTAGACCTGCATACCAGAAGCTATTTATTGCAACCGGAGATGTGACTAAATCTAACCGTTACTTACAGATAGCTTTAGATGCGTCTGCTGCAACTGGTAAAGATCTAGACTCCGTAACGCAAGCTATGGCTAAGTCCTTGGCAGGTCAAGACACCGCACTTCTAAAACTTATACCTTCACTTAGAGGAGCAGTTGATCCACTAGGGCAACTAGAAAAGACCTTTGCTGGAGCTGCAACCGCAGCAGCTAACCTAGATCCATACCAAAGAATGAACGTTGCCTTTGGTGAGATTCAAGAGTCTGTTGGAATAGCTCTAATGCCAGTCCTAAACGATTTCGCTGATTACCTGGTTGATTCAGTTCCAAAGATTCAGGCATTCTTTGAAGAGCTAAACGACCCGACTACAGAGCTTGGAGATGCTTGGGCTGATCTAGGCGCTACATTCAATCTGGCTGCTGCAGAGTTCAATAAGATGCTGGCAGTCTTTGGTCTAAGTGAGATTTCATTCAAAGATGTTCTTCAATTCGTAACCATGCTAACCGCTGGCTTTGGTCAGCTATTCTTTATGGTTGGTCGAGTGGCTGGAATTATTGGCGCTCTAATCAACTTAGACATCCAAAGAGCATTCCAACTTGCTTCTACTTTTGGAGCTGATTACAACGCATTCGTAGCATCTCAAAACAGGGCTATCAACCCGTTGCAACAGACCAACATTAGGCAAGCTGATAGAACTTCCAACGTAGTAATCAATAACTACAACAGCAACCTAACGGCGCAACAGATAGCAGATGCAATCAATAAAGCCAACAAAAACTCTGGAACTAATCTTTTCGAGTAATCATGATTCCTAACTTCCAGATTGATAACAACCTAAAGGTCGAGTTTCTAACACCGGACATCGATGGCAACTCATTCATTCTTGGAATCAGCTTGCTTGGTTCGGACGATGTTCTTGGTGGCTTCGGAGAGTTTATTCTTGGAGTATCGCTACTAGGTGGAGACGATGTTCTTGCTCCTAGCACCGGTCTAAAGTGGCAAGAGGTTCAATGCGAAACTTCTAGAGCAAACATCTCCATTGGTGGACAGATCAATAACGCTATCTCGTTTCAGCCACAACCAGGAGAAGCCCAACTAACTCTTCAAAGCTATGACTTAGATCCGACGGTCAATAAGAACATTCGAGCTTCAACAAAGATTCGAGTCAGACTTCAAAGCGACGAAGTAGATCGCATTCTATTCCAGGGGACAATCGACACTATAGACGTGACTTACTTCCCCGACGGATTGAACCTAATCGACATCGTGGCAATCGACGCCTACAAGCAACTTGTAAACTCTAGGTTCGCAACATTCGACACGACTCCGCTAGGAGCTTCTGCAACTACTGATGAAGTCCTAGAGCTAATTGCAATTCAAAGCGGACTAGGTCTATCTCCAGATTCAGTAGAACTTGGTGGACTTATCCCAACCGTGAATGAAGTAGACGTAGTAGTTGCCGAGCTAATCAATGACGCTCTTGAAGTCGGACTTGGAATAGTTTGGATAGATCAGCAGACTTCTGAACTTGCTTACATCCCTAGACCAGCTACCGCAACTGGAACCGCAACGACCTTTACAATCGGAAACGACCATTCATCCGACCCTTACCATCTATGCCTATCGGAAATCAATGTCTTTTCAGACGCAGACGCGGTCTATAACTCTTTGAAAGTAACTCTCCAATCGGATGACACCCAGGTTGTAGTGCTAAAGGATCAGGACTCTATCGACCTCTACGGCGAATCCGCAATCGATGAAGTAATCAATACTACCGACGCAACCGAACTAGCGAATTGGGCCGTTAGGGTATTCAACAATAGACCAGCAAACTTAGTCAATAAAGTAGCAACCCCGGCTAAGGACAGACTTGGGACTTTGACAAACGCAGCGGTGTTTACACCAGGAATGACGGTAGGTGTCAGCTATACTAGAGACCAGCTAGACATCGTTGGATTCTACACTATAATCAAGGTCTCTCACCGCATAGACGTAGACAACTGGTTTACGACTCTTGAACTATGGAAGGAAGCCTAGTGGCTTACAAAGTATTTACTAACGGAAGCGTATTAAACGCATCCGAGATCAACGATAACTTGATGAATCAATCTGTTATGGTATTTAGCAACGAAGCTGCTAGAACGGCTGCAATCACTTCTCCTTTGGCTGGAATGGTTACCTTCTTGGAAGACACTTCGGCTTACGAAAGCTATGACGGGGCAGCTTGGATTGGCTTTGGTGGTGGCTCTGGAATCTTGCAAGTTGTATCCACTACTAAGACGAATATTTTTGTCTCTTCTTCTATTGCTTCGGGAGGAACGGTTGCCATAACTGACTTAGAAGTAACAATTACTCCTAGCTCCATTGATAGCAAAATTCTAATTCAAGCCTCTATTTTTGGAGATACTGCCTCAACGGAAATCGCTTATATCTTGTTAAAAAATGGTTCAGACCTTACAGCTGCTACTGGCGATGCAGATGGAGTTAGAAAAAGAATAACTTCTGCTGCTATGAATAGAGCCACAACTCCAATCTTATTTCTTGATTCTCCAGCCAGCACTAGCCCAGTGACTTATTCAATATCAGCTTTCAACCGTTCTGTGAATGCCAATGTTCTTTATGTTAATAGAAGCGCAGCCACGGATAATATTGCTTCTCAAATTAGAGGTATTTCTACAATTACAGCTATGGAGGTAATAGCCTAATGGACTTTTCACTAATTCTTGCAAGTAAATATGTTGGTTCTGAATGGACTTTAAATGGAGATTTATACGAAGGGCTTACTTGGCTAAGTGACACACCGAAGCCAACACAAAAAGAACTATCTGATCTATGGCCAGAAGTTGAGGCTGAACTTGCAGCCAAGGCACAGGCAAGAATTGACGCTAAGGCTTCGGCTATTGCAAAACTAGAAGCTCTTGGTCTAACGGTCGAAGAGGTCGAGGTAGCTTTCGGGCTAAGAGCATAATGGCCGAGGAAACAACTTCGGTTCGCATTACGCAAGCTGACATCTACAAGAAGCAACTCGAACATGGCGAGATTCTAGTCAAGGTTTTACAAAAGCTAGATCACCTGGACGATGTTCCAGACCGTCTTCGCGAGGTTGAACTCACACTTGCAAGATTATTTTGGATTGAACGTGTCGCTTACACAGGACTAGGAGCAGCCGTTCTAACAATGATTGGTCTAGTAACTACAACGATTGGAGCCTACTAATGGCAAGCGTTCAAGATAACTTCACCGTAGACGCAGGTGGCAGCTTTACGAGATTGATTGAATATAAAGTCGATGGAGAAGTCGTAGATCTAGAAGGCTACGTTGCTAGGGGACAAGTCCGGAGCTCTACATTCTCTCCATTAGTGTTCGAGTTTATTCCAACAATTGATGAGGAAACTTTTGAAATTACAATGAGCTGGACTCCAGAGCAAACAGTATTACTTCGAGACTCCAACTATGTTTACGCAACACAGGTTTACAATTCTGCAACCGAGGACGTTGCAATAGTAAGACATGGAGTCGTAACAGTAAACCAAAGGATCGTTAGATAATGGCAACTTGGATCAGACCAGTCGAAGGCAAAATAACAGACAGCTTCGATGGACATCGAGGACGCACTAACCCGCCATCGCGTAACCCTGGCACAGACTACGGAGTTCCTTTTGGAACTGTAGTAGTTGCTCCCGCGGATGGAATTGTTACCGGAATCGTTCCAACCTTCCGCGGTTCAGGTGGTCGCATGATCTTTATGAGCTTCCCTGGAGGCTTCAACGCAGACTTCTTGCATTTACACACCATCGAGGTTATTGAAGGTCAGCAAGTCAAACAAGGTCAAAGAATCGGTCTATCGGGAGCTTCGGGTCTAGGCTCCGAACGAGGCTACGGCGCTCACTTGCACTTCTCGTTCCGTAAAGGTGGATCTCCAACCATGGGAATTGGCAACTTAGACTTCGAGAAGTTTATTCAAGAATCAAGTGTTGCACCTGCCAAACCTGCTGCACCTGCCAAACCTAAAGCTCCTGCAAAACCTAAGAAGGCAAAGAAGACTTACACAGTAGTCAAGGGTGACAACCTAACCAAGATAGCCAAAGCACATGGAACTACAGTTGCAGCCTTGGTCAAACTAAACGCAATCAAAGACAAGAATAAAATCTCTATCGGTCAAGTATTGAAGGTGAGCTAACTATGTGGCTAGACATCATTCGCAGAACAATCGCGGTCATCATTCTAAAAGTGACAGGTATCTTCGTCGGTGGAGCTGCCATCGGACTACAAGTTAGCCAGGCTATCGCTATGGCTGCATTCGCTGGAATCATCGACGTCGCGCAGGAGCTATCCCGGTCTTACCTGGCAGACGGCAAGATTGACGCTAACGAGATCAACAAGTCCTTTGGCAAAATAGCAGACGCGAAACTCCCTAAACCTAAGAAGTAAATGTCGCAATCATCTATTAGGATGACGGCATGGAGATCACACAGAAAATCGAGGCTTTAGGCTTCGCAAAGTATCTAGGCACTTTTGAGCCTGGCAGTCTGGAATGGCACGAAGCCCGCAGGGGAATCGGCGGTTCAGACATCGCGTCCGTAATGGATAAGAACCCTTGGAAGTCCGCTTACACCTTATGGACTGAAAAGTCCGGTAAGAACTGGCAAGACCTTCCAGCAACTATGGCTATGCACATGGGCACAGCGTTTGAACCCGTCATTAGACAGCTATTCGTAGATAACAATAAAGAATGGCTAACCGTTCATGAGACCGGAACTTGGGCAAGTATCGAAGACCCTAAGTCCGTAGCTAACGTGGACGGCATAATCGAATGGGCAGATGGATCTCTTGGAGTCCTAGAGATTAAGTTCTCCCGGATGTATTGGGATCAGCTACCAGAACACTATAACCTTCAAGTTCAACATTACCTATCCGTCCTTGGTCTAAAGCGCGCTGTGGTCGTAGCGGTCGCAGGAGGCGATTGGAAGGAGTTTGAGGTCGTTCGGGATGATTCCCTTGTCAAGGAGATGAAAACCCGCCTACAGGCGTTCTACGGCTTCCTAGACACGGATACGGCTCCAGACTACGATGGCTCTGAATCTACCTATGAGACAGTTAGGCAGCTATCCGATGGTCTCCAGGAGGGAGAGATTGAGCTTGGATCACTATGGTCTAACTTGCTCCAGGCTAAGTCCGAGTC